TTTGAGCATAAATATAAAGGAAAGATTACAGGACTTGAGATCCCTTATCGTGTTACAATCGATGTGTCGACCAGACAGATCCTTTCGATTGTAAGGAACTACGATGAGCCAAACGGTGAAGAAGGCAACGAGCTGCCTGAAGCGCGCAGCAACTTCGTCAAGTTCACATTTGTTCCAGGCTTGGGTTTTTATGACATTGGTCTCTTGCACATTCTTGGCAATACGACTAACGCCGTAACCGCCGCATGGCGAGAGATGCTCGACGCGGGAATGTATGCGAATTTCCCCGGCTTTCTCATGGCCGACACGGGCGCGAGACAAAACACCAACATATTCCGCGTGCCTCCGGGCGGCGGAGCATTAGTGAAGACGGGCGGACTGCCAATCAGTCAAGCGATCATGCCGCTTCCTTACAAGGAGCCGGGCCAAGCGCTGATGAACTTAGTTCAAAATGTTGTCGAGACTGGCCAGAGGGTTGGCGGCACAAGCGAACTGAATGTTGGCGAGGGCAGGCAGGATGCGCCTGTAGGCACAACACTGGCGCTCATCGATCAAGCGACAAAAGTATTAAACGCCGTTCACAAGAGAATGCATTCGGCGCAGGCAGACGAGTTCCAGCTTTTGGTTCGATGCTTTCGGGAGCATCCAGACAGTTTCTGGAAGAAGTTAAAGGGACCGTCGCTTCAGTGGAACGAGCAGATCTTTTCTCAAGCGATCAACAATTACGAGCTAGTGCCGCAGGCAGATCCGAATACAGCGTCACACACGCAGCGCGTGATGAAGGTCATGGCGCTCAAACAATTGCAGCAATCAAACCCTGGGATGTTTGACGCTATTGCAATTGACCGCGCCGCAATGAAGGCAATTGGCTGGAGTAATCCAGAGCAATTTATGGCCGCGCCTCAACCGCCTCCACCGCCACCGCCTGAGCTTATGGTTGCAATGGAAGAGATCAAGGTTAAGCAGCAAGACGCGAACACCAAGCAAATGCTTGCGCAAGCCAAGATTGCAGAGACGCAAGCCAACATTGCAAAAGACGGTCAAGGACAGCAAGGCGTGCCGCTTGACCCGAACAAACTGATTGACGCGCAACTGAAGCAGGCAGAGCTGAAGCAAAAAGACGCTGACCTGCAGATGAAGAAAATGGACATCATGTCGGACATGCGCACCGAAATGATGAACGACAAAGAAAACGCGCTGGACAATTGGAACCGTCGCAAAGACCGCGAAAGCGCTGAACGCATTGCGGCAGTTAAACTTGCGCAAGACGTGATGAAGACGCCTAATGGTCTTCAGATCATGAAGAAGGTTATTGACCCGAACATGATGAAGGTCCTTGAGAGTAAAGAAGACGAACCGCCGTTTGAGGGTCAATAATCATGGACGATCTATCGGAGAAGCCACAAGACGGATTGACGGGCGAAGTATCGTTTGGCCCTGACGACCCGCAGGTTCAGGCACGGTCGGCCTACGACGTGTCTCCGATAATCGATCAAAATCTTTACAAGACCGCCAGCGCCGCGCTGGAGAGAAATAGAGACAGACCATTTTCTAGCGCGCATGAGTTCGTTCAGCATCAGCTAAACAAAGACGAGCCGCAGCTGCCGCAATACGACCGTGAGGCAGTGAAGGCGTGGCAGGAGGGCGCAAAAGGTCTTGGCCATCTCGCCGCGTATAACATCCCAGTCGTAGGTGAAGGATTAGCGCTATACGACATGGCGAATGCGGTTCATGACATTGCGTCGCCGGAGTTTCGTGAGGCAGTAAATAAAGGCGATTATCTAACGTCAGGGCTGGACGTGGCTAACCTTGCGTTGTCAGCCCTTGGCGTGCCGTGGAAGGCTGCTAAAGGCGCAGCTCAGAGCGTTGGCAAGGCTATCCTTGGCGCACCGGGCAAGGCAGCAGCGGCAGGTGCAGCCGCAGCCGCAGGCATGACGCCAGAAGACGCAGAGGCAAGCTTCTTTAGTAAAAGAGCATTTATGTCTCCCGCTATTCAAAAGGCAATGAGAGAGGCGGAGGCGGCTACTCTCATACACGGCAGAAATCCTCACGAGGTTTTCAAGGAACACGGATGGACGCCAGATCCATCTGGTCACATGGTTAGCGAACTGTCGGATGAGGGCGCAAGAATAATTCCAGAAGGACTTGAGAAGTTCAGGGCTGGGAATACAAATCTATCTCTGGGAGACGTATTGTCTCACCCTGATTTGTTTGACCTTTATCCGTCTTCCTATTCTACAAAGCTCACTCCGTATCTTCCACGGACAAACCCGGAGAAAGAGCGTGGATATTTCAATGCCACAGGGGATCAGATTGGCTCTAACATACGACTGAGTGAAAGAGACTTGCTGGAAAATTTACTTCACGAGCATCAGCATCGAATACAGCGCGTTGAAGGCATGTCTCCCGGTCAAAACTCAGAAGACTTTCAGCGTGCTCATCAATCAATAATGATCCCGCTTGAGGAAAAATTGCGGTCCATGCAAGGCGCTATTACGCTCCGATCGCTAATGAAACAAAACCCAGAATTAAGCGATCCAATATCAGCAATTATGTTTGCCAAGCAGCATAATATAGACATTGGCCCTCAGCCGTTGCCTTATGTAAAGAAAGATATAGAAAGTCTTTTCGACGACATGAGGGACACTCAAAATAAAATTGTTACTGCAAGACAGACTGCCCCAGATCCATTTCAAGAATATCTTAGGTCATTAGGAGAATACACAGCCAGGCTGCCTGGAGAGCGTCTGGGCATGTCCGCGGCAGAAAGAAGAAACGCCTATCCATTTGATCCGGACTATCCAGTTATTGTTAGGGCCCCAGCGCGTGACTTAATGCATCAAGTTGCAAATCCAAAGTGGGAAGCAGAGCGAGACCGTGCTGTTGAGTTAGCCAGAGAGTTGCAAAAAAATCCGATCCCACACAAAGACAAAGGCGGCGCAGTCGCTAAACTACTTGGCAAACTTATGCCGCCAGGCTCTGGCTACGCCGCGGGTGGTGCTATCCCACGCGCTGACGACGAAGCTTTCTTCCGCCGCCTGGCGCTTTGGACCTACTCAGTCGCGCCATTGTTTTCAGGACGCCAGGCGTTAGCAGAAAGACGCCGCGGGTATGACAAAGGCGGAGCTATAGCCAAAGCAATTACGCCGATTAACTATCAAGATCTTTTTAAAAGCGGTGAAAGGTCTATGGAAGACCTTGTATCTGACCCAGTGGCATGGTCGGCATTCCCTAGAGACAATGAATACGGGGCCCTTGAAGGGCTGTATAAAAGACTTGGGTTAGAAAGCGGACTAACGCCTGCACAAGCCCAGGCGTCTGCATGGGTAGGCGGCCATGATATCACTGGCCTTAAGTCAGACGAGACAAAACCATTTCTTGGGTTCTTCCAAGATAAAATCTACGACACGGCGCGTAAAACAAATATGGACCCGCAAGACGTATTAAATAGTTTCATTCAGGAAAAAACGTCTCTTCGTAAAGACGGCGGCTCTGTTATTGATCACGCACTTGATGTAGTATCCAACATTCCGCATAGCGGAAAGCGGGACGCCGCTTAATATCTGGCCGGAGAAATTGAATGTATGAGATGGCAAAAAAGGGCCGTGAGGCCATGAAGTCTAAAGCCCGCCGATTGGCAGGCGAGAAAGACCAAAAGGTCGACAGCTCTGACTGGTCGCCCGCGCCTCCGCTAAATGCGGAAGCAAAGACTGGCATGCGCCCAGTATCTCGCCGCACCTATAAGAAAGGCGGCAAAGTTGTTGGCCAAGAGGCACGCAAGCGCGCTGACAAGCCATCTCGCGCAACGGGCGGTGAAATTGCAACCGCAATGATGAACAAGAATTTAAAGGAAGCCAACGAGAAGCGCGATGGCGTAAAGCACGTCGGCGCTCTTAAGCATGGCGGCAAAGCTAAATATGCCACGGGCGGTGGCATCAAGGACAAGAAAGCGCTTGGCGCAATCGACCCAACGCCAGTTCGTTCAAAAGCTGAGCACTATAAAAAAGGTGGGATGGTCAAAAAAGCAGGCGGTGGTGGCAGCTGGCTTGAGAAAATGGTTGGCAAGCCAAAGACCGGCAGCGACATGAGCCAAGTCGGAAAAATGGGCACTGCACGCTACAGCCAAGAAGACAAAGGAGCTCTTGACCG